TATCTATCTTAGATAAACTTTCTAATAATGCTGTAGACAAAGATTATACAGAAACATATATTAAAAAATTACAAGAAGTTAGTTTTGATGAGATGCCATTTACTCGTGAACAACTACTAGAGCGTCTTCCTAAAATATTACCGAGTTCAAATTATCACGGTGATTTAACACTAGAAAATATTATTTTTACCACTGATCGAGGATTTTTTCTTATCGACTGTGCAACCATAGAATATGATTCCTACGTATTTGATATTGCAAAATTAAGACAAGATTTAGAATTAGGCTGGTTTACCAGAAAAGATAATGCGATGTTAGATGTAAAAACCAAACACATACAACAACGAATATTAGAACGATATCCAGAAGCCGACAACGACTATCTGTTAATTCTAATGTTGTTAAGAGTGTATAGGCATAGTAAACCGGATACTCTTGAAAGAAACTTTTTGTTAAAAGGAATTAATTTGTTATGGAAATAATAATGCCAGCTGCTGGGTTATCTACAAGATTTCCTAATATGCGCCCAAAATACATTCTTGCAGACTTTCAAGGCAAATATATGTTTGAACGGTCCCTTGAATCGTTTATAGGCAAGCACAATATCACTCTCGGTATTCTAAAAGAACACAACGATCAATATAATACTGCTGAATATATCAAGAATGAATACGGTGATGCTATACAGGTTATAATTTTAGAAAATAGAACAACAGGACCTGCTGATACCGTTTATCAGATACTAAAACAAGCAGAATTAACCACAGAAGAATTTTTAATCAAAGACTGCGATAGTTTTTTTGACCACGATTATCAAGAAGGCAATTACGTCTGCGTTTCAAACATTAGAGATCACGAAATCCTAAAACGATTAGCTAGCAAGAGTTTTATAGTGTCTAACGACCAAGGCATCATTACCAGTATTATTGAAAAGCAGGTTGTATCTGACAAGTTCTGTGTGGGCGGATACAAATTTGAATCAGCAGATATGTTTATGTCGGCTTTTGAAAAATTAAAAGATGCAAACGTAAAAGAAATCTTTGTTAGTCATATTATTGAAGAATGTCTAAATGATAATGCAATATTCAAAGAAAGTGCTGTTACAAATTATGTAGATGTAGGCACCGCAGAAGAATGGTTTGAGTATAATGATAAGGCTGTGCTGTTCTGCGACGTTGACGGTACAATAATCAAAGCACAGTCGAGACTAGAAGTAGGAACTACGCCGATTCCACTCGAAAAGAATATAAAATGTGTTAAAGAATTAATTGCCAATGGCAGTCAAGTAATCTTTACCACCGCACGAAGCAGTAACTCACACGCAATAACAGAGCAAATGCTAAAAGATCTAGGATTTGTTGACTTCAAGTTAATTTCCGGATTGCCAAACACTAAACGTGTTTTAATAAACGATTACAACGATGCTAATCCCTGGCCACGTGCGGTAGCTGTAAATATAAAAAGAGATCAAGATAATTTAAGCGATTTTATATGAAAGAAAAACTGGCAATATTTTATACCGGTGATAAAAGACATAACTTAGAAATTGTCAAACAAAATCATCAACGACTGTTTGATCGTCTTAAAGAAATTATAGATATTACCGTCTATTGGTTTACCAAAGACGACCCTGATCGAGGTGTTTGTCCTTTTGAAGAAGGTGACCCCAATCTTGACAATGCATATCGTCGAGGACAAGGCGGCGGCATTCAGGTCTGGGATTTTTACAGAAGTTGTGAACGTACCACGGAACCATATGTGATGAGATTACGCACAGACGTTTGGTTCACTGACTCTAGTATTTCTATCATATGTGAAGAGATGAAAAAAATCCTTGTAGGCAAAACAGATATGGCTTTTTTTGGTAGTGATTGGATCCATGAAAATGCTGGAAAGATCTATCACAAAATGGTTGTCATAGACGGAGTTCCTGGCGGTGTGCAGGATTTTGCAATTGTAGCAAACAGATCTCAACTAAAGCCTGGTAATGAAGTCATAGACTACATTATTTCACTTTCACCAAAAAAACGTCGCAGCGGTAACAATCTTTTTAAACTGTTGATTCCTATGACAAAAACTGAACATTTTAATTTTCAAGACGTCAATGCCTTTAGAATATTATGTCAAACATGGTTAATTAGAAAAACATATACTTCATATCCCGGTGATAATGAAGTTTGCAAGGACTATATACAAAGTTACATTTTAGATGATAAATCCGAAATAGGAAAGAAAACTTTTATAATTCCTCACCCTATGCAAGATGCAGTTAATTGGTGGAGAAGTCAACAAGGATGGGAAGCGCAGGATTTAAATATTGAGGATTTCAAAAGATGGCAATTGCCGTAGTATACATCGGTCAACGAAAATTTGATAAAACTTCTCGGACTAATCATGACAGATTATTTCAGTTGTTTAGAACAAAATATGAAATGAACGTCTACGACTTTACTAGACCGGGCCCTAGCACAACAGGACCATTTCAATCCAGTGGTGGGGTCCAAGTATGGGATTTCTTACAGGCAGTAAAACAAGTCAATGAAGATATTATTATTAAACTTAGAACTGACACTTGGTTTACAAATAATTCAATGCCGGTAATTCTAAGCGAACTAGACGAAATTGTAAATGACAACAATGATGTAGCATTCATGGGAGTGGATTTTAAGAATCATTATGATAAGCTACACGAAAGATTAGATGCTAGTGCAACGAAAAAAATAACTGACTTTGTTGTTATTGCAAAAAAATCTAGATTAGACTCTGAAGAATCTATTGTTACTAGACTGAATGGTCCTAAACATAAGAGTGGTAATGTAATGTTTAAATATATTCTAGCACCAGATGCTAGAGCCGTTAGCGTTAGTTGTCAAATGTATCTTATAAGAAAAGACTATGATGTTCCGAACAACTGGCAAATATACAGTGACTGGACCAGTGAATATTATAAGTCAGAAGCTGCTCAACAGTGGGTGGCGAATAATAAAAAGTTTATAGGAAAATTATAATGCCCAGTGAGTGTTACTTACAAAGTGTAGAGTTAGGAGAACTTGCAGATGAAAATAGGATTTAATTGCAGTAGTTTTGATTTGTTACATGCTGGACATGTAACAATGTTAAAAATGGAGAAAGAATTATGCGACTATCTCATAGTTGCTCTACAGATCGATCCAACCGTCGATCGTCCTGGTTCAAAAAATAAACCGGTGCAAAGTGCATATGAACGATATGTTCAGCTTCAGGCCTGCAAGTATGTTGATGAAATTTTAATCTACGAAACTGAATTTGATCTATTACAGTTGTTACAAACACAGACAATCCATATTAGATTTTTAAGTGAAGAATATTTAAATAGAGATTTCACAGGTAAACAGTATTGTATGGACGTGGGAATAGAATTGCACTACCATAAACGTGGTCACAAGTATTCTTCCAGCGAGTTACGTGCTAGAACAGCAAAGTTAGAAAATGCCAAAGATCTCAATAATGTCGAGGCATTGCCACAGTATTCTCCCGAATTGATAAAATCAAGAGACGCACTATGATTACATTAATCGGACACGGGTATGTTGGGACGCAGATTAAAAAAGAATTAGAAGATCAAAATATTCATCACACATGGATTGGACACTCCCAGATAGTTCCCGCTGGTACAACGGCAATCATCAATGCTGCTGGCTACACAGGTTCACCCAATGTCGATGCCTGTGAACAATATAAACAAGAAACCATCAATGGCAATGTAGTATTTCCATTGCAATTAGAAGTTGCGAATCCCGTTACCCCTATCGTGCATATCACCAGCGGATGTGTATACACTGGTTACAAATCCGGCGGGTGGACTGAGGATGATGCTCCTAATTTTGATTTTAATAATGGATCTTTTTACAGTGGGTCGAAGGCGTTGTTTCAAGAATTAATGACTCCGTATCTTAACAAATCATATCTGCTAAGAATCCGCATGCCATTTGGCGACACACATGAACCCAAGAATATTTTTACAAAACTATCAAACTATCAAAAATTAATTGACTATGAAAACTCATTTAGTTACATAGTTGATGTGGCCAAGGTAGCTGTGTACTTTGCAGTGAATAAACCTGCCAGTGGAATTTACAATGTTTGTAACCCGGGATCTGCTACTACTAAACAGGTTGCTGATAAACTTGAATTAGATAAAGAATGGTTTACACGAGAAGAATTTAAAGCAGCTACAGTTGCACCTCGTTCTAATTGTGTAATGAATGTTGATAAATTATTTACAGTATTTCCGATTCAGCACATTAGTGATG